TCCATAGACACTGTCATAGTTAGGTCTACTTGTTCACTGTTTGACCAGTCGAAAGTACCAAAATTAGCAGTTTGAATAAATGCTCCTTTAATTTCCCATTCTCCTACTATATCTCCAACAGGACCTAATATGTTAAGCTTTAAGTCTTTTTTGTAGAAATCTGAATACCCAGCTCTTCCTGTTACTGATTCGTATGATAATCTAGCCCAGTCCATTACTGCTTGAGCTCCTGATGGTGTAATTGGATCGTATAATGTTAAATCCATATCTTGCCATTCTCTTTTCCCACGTATTTTTCTGTACGTGTTAATGTGGTCAAGTTTTATGACTTCATCTGTAAAGCTTGGAGCTACTACGTTCTTAACCATGAAGGATGGAATACCATCTATGAATAGGACGAATCTGTTTTGTACTTTCGGTTCGAAAGCTTTAAACATTATTTCATTTGGGTCTAATACTGCCATTTTATACTTTTAATTATTTATTATAAATATCTACTTTAAAATTTATGCTCCAAATGTTGCACCTGTTGGTTCAACTGTGAAGTCTAGTACAATAAATTCAGCTGTCTTAGCTGGTTGAATAAATATCTGACCTATTAATTGGTTTCTATCTATTACGTCTGCTGTATTGTTTGTGTCATCCATTACTACTCTATAAGAATAAAGACCTTGTCTTTCAACTACAGAATCTAAATAAGGATTAACTCCTGCTAAAAATTTATTTCTTGTGTTTACTGTATTTTGTTCAAATACTAAGTTTTGTGCTTGATTACCTAAGAACTCTTTAAGTTCGATTAATAATCTTCTTACATTTACTCTATCTAAAGCAGAAGCTTTAGTTTGTAAAGTCTTTTGACCAAATACTGCTATACCTGTTCCTGGAAAAGAAGCTATTGGGTTAACCTTAGCATTATATAAAGAATCTCTATCTGTTCTAGATAATCTTCTTTCAGCTTGAATAACTCCTACTAATCCTCCTCTTACAAGTCCTGCTGGTGCAAACCATGGTGCATCCGCTCCATCTGTAAATGCATATACTCCAGGTATAAACAATGAAGGCGGTGCCCATACATTCTTACCTGTAGCTGATCTAGTTTGTAACCAAGGCCAGTATGTAGCTGCATATGAGCTATTTAGTGTAGCAGTTTGTGCCGCCGCACTGGCAACTGTTCCTTCGTTATATTTTCTTATGTCTAATACAAAAATACAATCTCCTCTACTTTCTGCTAGAGAAATAATATTTCCTATTGTAGCTGTATGACCAGAAACTGAATCTATAAGTCCTGGTGCTGAAATTACATTAAACTTAAAGTCATCAGCATTGTTAAGTAAAGTAATTATAGATGCATAATCTGCTGCAATTAATCCTTGAGTGTTTGTATCTATATCTCCAAAATATTTATTAGCAGTTGCTAAAGGAACTATTCTACCAGTAGCACTGTGGAATGATCCAGAATCAGTTGTTGGTAAAGAACCTGATAAAGACCCTACTCTAATATTTCCGTCGTTTCCTATATAGTTTATAGTAGGTGAATTTACTGCACTTACTCTAATGTAATTAGACTTGTTAATATATTCTCCTGTAGTAGTAATATTATCACTTGTTCCAGCTATTGCTTTTACTTGGTTACCAATTGCTTTTTCGATATAGTTATCAGCATTAGGATCTAAGCTTAAGTTATTAAACGTTTCTAAGACAACTTTATTTTTGCTACTATCATCTCCTCTTCTTACTGATAGAGTAAAAGTACCTAAAGTATTACTTACATTTGATACTTCCCATCTTAAGTTATCAACTGAACCAGATTTTAATGAGCCGTCTGAATTTTCTTCTGTAGCTCCAACGTAAAGGCCTGAGCCAGTACAGTTGTTATATAAGACTCCTTGTCCTTGTGTCGCTAATGTAAAAGAAGGAGTTCCTCCGTTTGATGAAGCTGATATATGAGTACTTGATGCAGCACCCCATGTACCAGATGCTGATACGACTCTTGCTACTAGTAAAGAATCACCTCCTTGAGAGAAGTAATTTTTTGCTGCTAGAGAAGTTAAAAATTCTTGTTTAGTTGAAGCTGATTCAAAAGTTTCTCCAAATACTCTTACATATTGATTATAAGAAGTAACTGTAGTTGGAACTTCGACTGGTCCTTTTACTGTAGGTCCTATTACACAAGCTCCGACTTCTGCGGGTGCTGGGGAGATAAAAGAGATATCGTTTTCTCTTTGAAATACACCTGGGGAGATTATAGTTTCTGCCATGTTTGCTTTAGTTTAATTATTGTATATTAATAAATATATTGACTATTTCGAAAAACTCTTGTAAACAGAGTATTTGTCTTCTTATATAAATAGATACTAAAAGTCTAAAGTGAATCTGGAATAAAAGTACCTTTCTCTGGGTTTATAGTTCCGGAACCGTATTTCTTCTGTAAGTCTTTAGCTAATTCAACGTTTTGCTTATCTGTTTCAGATATAAATGTTTCAAGAGCTTTACTGGTCTTATTAATATATAGTTCATATTTACCTATATCTTTTAAATTTTCGGTAGAATTAATACCGGATATAGATTGAAGTATTTTTTTAGTTAACTCTATTTTTAGGTTACCTATCTTTATATACTCTTCGTCAGCTCTATCTATTCTAGTCTGTATTATTTTTACGTTATTGAAATCTTGTTTTTTTAATTTTTTTGCTCTTTTCACTGCCATTGTTTATTGTTTGGTAAAGTTAGATTAATATCTTGAATAATAGGTACTTGATTTTGTTCAAATAATTTAGTCCACAGTAAACTACCTTCATAGTCTGTTCCTAGTAATGAACTAAGTAATTTATCTGTTTTTGTTATTTCTTCGTAGAATGTTTTCTTATCTTTATTAAATACTTTATTTATACCTTTAGGGTATATTGTAAAGAATCTTTCGTCTATACTTTTGTAATGTACCGTACCGTATACACAGTCTTCTTTTGTGAACCCCTCAAGTAATGGTCTGGACTGTAGTTTAGCTTTAGAAAAACTTGTTTGTGTATTAGTAATGTATTTAATATTATCTGTATCTAAGTTAGGTTTAAACTTTATACATATATCATAAGTGTTCAACTGCTTACATAGACTAAAAGAGGAGTATGTAGAATAAAGGTAAGAGATTCTTTTACGGTCAATCTTTGGCTTTTCAGTAACAATGTTAATGCTGTTACAAGCCTTACTGTATCTATTTAATTTTGTTATCCATCTATTATGCCCTTGTTCCTCCCAAGTGTGTACAAATATATCTGTATTAGAATCTAATAGTGGTATGATATTATTAGATAAACCGTTTAAATGGCCTGATATAAAGATAGCTTTTTTCATATTAGGTCTTTATCTTCTAAGTCCAACCAGTATTCTGTAGTTTCTAATCTTTTCCAAATTGGTTTTTCCATAAATTGGTATGGTTTTTTCCAATGTGGATGAAAGTAATTTTTAAAAAGTAACTCTCTAGAGGGAAGATACTTCATTATTTCAACTTTCACTGTAGTTTTTATTGCAGTATTGTATAAGGGAATATTTTTAGGGTCTTCTTTAATGTAATCACAAAATCTATTAGACAGATATTTTAAATGAAAGAATTTAAATTTAGCTCCTTTCCATTTTTTGTTAAGAAATATATAATTCCAAAAATAATGTATAGTGCTTATCTGTTTATATGATATTTTAGGAAAGTAACTATTATCTAAAACTATATTGTTCCAAAGGTAATGTTGAATGTCTTTTATTTTTTTATCTACTATGATATCATTAAGGAGTTGTATCAATCCGCTATATGCCCTATCGAACTCATCTCTGATAGGAATATAGATAGTTGTCTTATAGTCGATTAAAATTTCTTCAGGTATATCGCCTTCTACTCTTACCCAATCTTTATTATTTAAGGAAAGTTGTTTAAGAGCTTGGCTACCGTTTTTAGCCATGCCGAGTATAACTTTATTTCCTTTCTTTACAAATCTAGTGCTCATAATTAATAATATAGTCGCTGCAAACTCCTAATCTACCTGTTAAGTTGTCGTTTTTTAACTCAGGAAGTACTGCTACACTACCTTCTATGTAAACACCTGGATTAGCCCACATGTATCCTTTTGAAGTTATAATAACATCGTCAGATTCATGCCAAAAGTAATTTAAATATACACCTCCTCTGTCTATTTCGATTAATTTAGATAAAGCATCGTAATTTTTGCAGTGAATCCAGAGTCTATTGTAATATGTTTGTATAAACTCTATTGGTATTTCATACTGAGGATTATCGTGACCTAAAGTAAATTTATTATCGGTATACCAGAAATCTACTTCACAATCGTAACCTTTTTCTATAGCATTTGCTATGTACGAAGGTTTATTTTCGTTATCAACGTTCGGTCCGTCTATATTTCCTCTATGAGATATAAGTATCATTATTTATCTGTGCTTTCAAAGTATATAATAGCTTTAGGTGCTATATCTCTAGTTAATAAGTGCTCTGGTCCATTCTGAGCTATTAGAGTTTTAAGTTGTTTAGGAGAAGGGTGTTGTTTTTCCCATCCTGCATCAGTATGAGTACTATGATGACCAAAACGATGCTTTTCCCTTATAAGTACGCTCTGTACTGCATGACCAGGGTAATTAGCTATGCTACTGTTATAAATTCCTAATTTATGTAAGTACTCTGCTTGCATTACATGCATTAATTTTAATCTATCTGGTAATTCGTTTTTAATCCATACATCAATGAACATATTAGAAAATTTATCAAATGCTTTAGGATGTCCAAAGAAAAAATAATCTTCAGTCCAGAACCTGCCGTTAAGGAGTTCATTACCGCTTCCAGTAAACATTATTCTAGGAGATACTTGGCTATTACTCACATCTTGATTTACGCCTTGTTTAACAGTATATAAAGAAGTAAGCAAGTCTAGTAGTTCTCTAAATATATAGATATCTGATCTAGTTTGAAATACTCCATCGTACTCTATACCTGATTCTTTTCTCAATTGATCTGCTTTATATAGAGAGTATGAGTAGTGAGGTTGGTGTTGACCTTCAGGATGTGTGCTCAAGTCATATGGACATGACTCTTCTTTTAGTCTTACGTAAGATTTTATCCATTTATATTCAGTATAGTCTATTTCATCTTGCCAAGTAGCTAAGTAAAAGTCAAAACTTATATCTTCGTAGAGTTTATTCCAATGATTAAACAGATGTTGTGTAATATCTAAATGTTTTCCGCTTCCGTTAATAAGTACTGCTATTTTCATTATTCAAAAGTATATTTAAAGTGCTCTAAGTCTCTTTTCCAAACTTTATTTAGAGCATCTATTTGTTTAGTTTTATAGTATCTTCTATAATCATCTTTTAGTATAGTTTTATTTGAAAAACCCATAGGAGGTATTCTTAAACCAGCTAATAATGTTTCAATCTTATCTACATTTTCTAACTTATAACATAGGTCAGAAATAAGCTCTCCTTGCTTATTGTAGATAAAACTAAACATACTGTTTTTCATAGGAGGTAAATGCCATTCTTTATCTGGAGCTAAATAGTATTCTGTAAACTGATCAAAAGTATGTAAGTTATGAATCTTATTAACCATCCCCCATCCATCTTTTTTAGCATGTAAAAAATAACTCACAAAGATATCAAAAGGATTTCTAATTACTGAGATTATAGTATTAAGAGGGTTATAATCTTTTGATATATTAGCTGATGATTTAAAGTTGTATTTATTCCAGTATTTATTTTCTTTTTCTTTTGATTCCCAAGGATCGTATACGTACCCATGATCAAAAAAACGTATTTTAAAATCATTCTTTAAACTTATAGCATCTCTCAATGCAGTCCCGCCGGTTTTTTGTATACTTGTGAACCAAATCATTTTATATTTTCTATATAGTACTTTAAATCTTCAGGTGTTCCTAACCCCCACATGTTATCTACGTTAAATATTCTTATAGCTTTACTATCGTTAATAGCTTGATTGAATACAGGGCAAACATAAAATTCATTATTGACTCTAATATTACTACTGATCATTTCTTCAGCGTATTTAACAAAATCAGATCCTTTTTTCCAATAGTAGAACCCAACAGTAGCAGTATCTGAGATAGGATTCTTTTCTGCTACTTCTGTTACTAACCCTTCGCTATTAACTTTAGCAAAAGACCACTTAGGATGAGTTGCTTTAAATGTTACTATACCACCATCTGCTTCTGTCTCATTCATTTTATATAGAAACTCATTACTATCCCATTCTACAAACTGATCTGAGTTTGCAAAGAATAGTGGTTTATTATTATCTATATGTTCTTTAGCTAGCAAGGCAGTACAGGCTGCTCCTTCTGTAACTCCTTCTACTTCCACTATTTTACAATTAGGAGTAATTAAGTTAAGTAGTGTATCTAAATTATACTTAATTCTATGAGCTTTTTGTACAACATATACAAAATTAGCTTTTATATTAAGGTTTTCAGTTACTACTTGAATCATTGGCTTACCTTTTACATCTATAAGCGGTTTAGGAAAAGTAAATCCAGCTTGTTCAAATCTACTCCCTGCTCCTGCCATTGGAATTAAAACAGTTAAGTTATCGTCTCTCCAAGCCGGTGTTGCTTGTTTCTCTCCGTTATCTACTGTGTCTACTTTATTCATAATATTATTATATGTTACCTCTTTAGGATTCTTTACTCTTAAAATATACGATTTACTTCTCGCGGCGGCAAGTAATCCGTAAGGAGAATCTTCTACTATTAATGTTTCTTCAGGAAGCATACTCATAGTTGAAATAGCTTTCCAGTACATTTCTGGATGTGGTTTACTATTAGTAACGTCTTCATTAGATATTATAAGGTCTAAGTATTCTATTAATCCTAGCTTAGCTAATACAGTAAGTACTGTTTTTCTGATAGAATTAGAACATACTGCTAATTTAAAACCATCTTTGTAAAGTAACTGAAGTGTAGCTATTAGTTCTTCATCTGGTTGTAAATCAGAAAGTTTTTGCAATGTTAATTGTTGTTTTTTATTCCATACGTCATTGTGTATTTCAACCGGTAAACCTTTTTCTTTAGTAAGTAAGTCTAACTTTTGAAATGTTTTCAATCCGTCATATTTATTTAAATGTTCTGACCATCCTATTTTATAACCGGGGTTGATAGTAGTTAATGCTTCGTTGAGAGCATTAAAATGGATATTCTTAGCTTCAACTAAAACTCCATCTAAATCGAAAATAATTAATTTTATAGCACTCATAGTGATTGTATATAGTTATAAAGATACTTTGCCCATGCTATATGAGAAATATCTTTAGGGTGTGAAGTTATAAAGTATGGACTTTCGTCCCAATCATTTAAGTTATACTTTTGAAGAATATATTCCTTAAAATGAGCTGGTTTGACTGAATGATTAATCCATTTAGTTCTATCTATTGCTGTAGATAAAAAATGTTCGTTGAAATCTAAAAAAGGATCAAAAGCATTAAACATTAAGTAGTTAATATTATTTACTTTAAAATAATTTTGTAAATCTAATACGTGATGTAAAAATTGGTTTTGTATATAGTTTTTTCTACGGTAGATGTCATTAGCAGCAGTATACTTATCAGGTCTTTGTTGATCTATATTTCCCTTTCCTTCTTTGTCGATAGTATAAATTGGAACTCTAATTAGACTGCTCCAACCTATGACAGCGAATATATCTTTTTTACCCTGATTTTTTAACCATTCAATACTCTCTATAGTAGAACTTTTAATATCTGCATTACCATCTCCTAATCTACCAGCATTCCAAGTTTCGACTCCTAACCTGTGCCCTAACTCTTTTGGCCAGACTGGAGAGTCATAGAATTTATATTCAGCTCTAGTGCATAACATTGGGTCTACCACACCTTCATTTATATGCTTATAGAATTGTCCAAAAAAAGGAACTATATTATACCAGTCTAATGTTTTTTTTGCCTCCCAATTTAATGTCTGAGCTGGTGAGTCTCCTTGTGTCCAGCTATCTCCGTTAGTAAATAATATCATCTTTGTGTAAAAGGTTTTTAAGTCCTGTTCCTCCTTTGTAGTGGTAAAGAAATGGAATATTTAAAAAAGAGTGTACATTTCCTGTTAGTCTAACTAATCCTGGATAATTACGTCTTAAGTGGATAGTATGATTCATACCTAATCCACCTAATTCATAGTAACCCGGTAGGTGTAAGAACTTTAACTCTTTTTGTAAGCAAGTTACAGTAGCTTGATGATTATTATCACCATTTAAGTAGTCTACTTCTATACCGTGTTTTTCATAGAAATCGTTTTTACAAAAAAACCAGTAGCAATCTGCATAAAAATTTTCGTCTTGATTGGCTTTTTTAGAAGGTTTAGCATCAATAGTTATATACTCTAACCTGAATTCATCTAATGTTTTTACTAAGTCGACAAAGAGGTCGTCAGGGTGATAATAGTTAGTTAAGTATTGAGTATCATTATGTTGAAGAATATAATGTGTTCCATTAGCATATGTCATACCTATATTAAATGCTTCTGCTGTTACTTTAGCTTGGTTTGATTGTGTTGGATTAGAGGTTATCTCTGTACCTTTGACTATACGTAACTGTTCTGGGTCGACTACTTCCGAAATAAAGTCATCAGAGTTATCTACTAGTATAACTTCTTTGTTTAGATGTTTCCAAGATAGTATCTGTTTTATTAAGTTATTAGTTTGATCTAATATCTTCTTATCTAATTCCAAATCAGGTTCAGGCCATGAATTACTATCGAAAATAGTCATTGGCCAAGTAGAACTGTAACATATGATAAAACTTATTTTCATTTAAATCTGCCTCTATAGTAATCGTGGTTAAATATCTGTTGTTCGTTAAACTCATTAAGTTCACTGTACTGATCTTCTTTAGATAAGTTACTAAATCTCTTTATCTCAGACAGCATTTTTGGAGTAACAGAAACTTTACCGTCTCTTGTTTCATCTACTTTTAGTACTGTGAAGTGTCTTTCTATGACGTCTATACCTTCGAATATAGCTAACTTTGTAGATAGTAAATTATCTTCATGAGGATTAGTATGATCACTTAGGCCTACATTTTTAATTCCTAATTCGTTTCTAAAGTAGTTTATATTCTGTAAGTTTAATTTAGATAAAGGTGTAGGATAAACACACGTGCATTGAAGCATATAGTATTCAATCCCCATCTCATTTAAATTCTTAACAGTTTGTTTAATTTCCCCTAGTGTTAAACTAGAAGTAGAAAAGAATAATCTCTTAAAATTAAAATTCTTTAATTTTTTACCGTAGTCAAAAGCAGGGATAGAGTATCCTGATAATTTTAAGTTATCGTATCCTAGTTCGTTAAACCTAGGAGCGTGTTGAGGTACAAATATAGTAGTCATAGATTCTACTCCGTACTCTTTACATTTATTAATAAAGAACTCTTCATCTATTCTAGATAGCTCTAAACCTTTTAATCTAACAAACTCAGGTTCGTATGGTCTATATTCTTCATATTCTTTTCTGTAAGTAAATGTATTTGCTTTTATAGTCTGGATTTTAACTATATCGCTACATACTGCGGCATTTTTAACCATTCTTTCTAGTAAATCTCTATCACCGTTGTGATTTTGACATAACTCAGATATTATTTTCATCTATATATTTTAATATTATACTTGCTAACTCCTTATTAGCATTTGGTGATGGATGACCAGCACAGAAGTACTTTCCGTAAGGAGGTGTTTGGCTTCTATATTCTGCTAAATTAAAGTTTTTATTTACATTGTAGTAGTGGTCTAACCTTAATTTAATGTTCCATGTATCTTCTATATTAGGAATCCCAGATAATTTGACATCTTTGTGTTCGTTAACATTAACTAAGCTAAGAAAGTTTATGTCTTTCTTTATATGCCCTAAATTATCTTCTACACTATTAAATAAGACGTACCTAATACCTTTATTTTTGAAGTACCCGTCTAAGTGAGCAATTTGCCACTGGAGTTTTTCTTGTTTTGATTTAAGGTCAAAAAAGTATTTTTGTTCTATATGTATGTAAGTTTTAAACTCTTTCCATAATTCTACGTCTCCTAACCAATTTTTAGCTCTACGTCTATAAGCAAAGACGTCGTTATTGTCTCTTTGTTTAAAATCGAAAAGATGGTTGTCATAATGTCTTTCTTGATAATTAGAATATATTTCTAACCTAGTAATACCTGATAGTCCAATGATAACTAAAGTATCTGAATGGTCAATATCCTTTTTGAAGTGACGGTGAATACTTCTTAGTATAGATTCATTACCAAACCCAGAATGTCCATAATTTTTATAATCTGTAAGGTTAAGTTCATGACTCAAGATAGATGGAAAAGCATACCTAGCGCCCACCCAATTACCTACTTTATCGGTTATGGCAGCTCCTTCTACAAAACTACAACCAAAACTTACTAATTTCTTTATTCCCATACGTCCCAGTCTGTAATCATTTTATATCCTAGATTTCTACAGGCTTGTTGAGTACCATTTCTACCTTCTATCCAAAAAGGAATATCCCTACCAAAGTGTTCTCTCATTACTTGAATATTGTCTGTAATACTGGAAGGTTCTCCGTTTCGTTGTCTAAATACCCTATAGTCAGGTCCATCGACTATAATAAAGTCTACGTCTTCTAAGCCTTCAAAGGAGTGAATATAACTTACTATGCCTCTTACTGGGTCTTTTATTTCAACATCTGCTAATTTAATACTGCCACTCTCATCCCAACCTTTTTCATGAGCATAATCAAAGAATTCTTGACTATTTTCAAAAGCAGTAACTTTTCCTCCATATCCTAAGTTAGTAAGATGTTCGTTGAGGTAGTATGTACTTTCTCCTCCTCCAAATTCAACAATATGCATAGGACGGTTAGCTGTAATGTAATCGAAAGCTGGTTTATACTTAACAAATTTCTCTAAATTCATAACACTTTATTTAATGTGTACTTATAAGCCTTTTCTTGTGCTTCTATGGCTGTACCTCCAACATGTTTAGTAATGAATATACGATTATCATGATAACATTTAAGTACTGTAGCTTTAGAGGTATGTTCTTCCTGTATAACATCAGTCCCGTACCCTAATACCTTACCATCGTATAGTAATTTCACTATATCTCCTTCGTCAACGACTTCACCACGGCTTGTATTAACAATATAGATATTTTTTTTGAACTTTCCAACATATTCTTCATTAATATATTCTATATTAGATTTTCTATAATCGATATTGATACTTAAAAAATCAGTGTTGCTGAAAAAATTATCATCTATAAAGTCTAAATCTGCTTTCAATACAGACTTAAATAATGGTTTAGCAATTTTTTCTAATATCTTACCTAATCTACCGTATCCTAAAATACCTAAGGTCTTTTCTTTTAATTCAACTATGTTTCCGATTTCTCTTGGTAAAGCTAAACATAGGTATAAATTATGCTCTGCAGTAGAATAAATTTCTTCTAGTATACTTTCATTCTTTATAGAGATAACCGGTATAGAGACGTTTATATGATTGTCGCCAGTAGAAGGAGTAATTATTCCTTTTATATTTGTTCCTTCTATATCTTCTTGTTCGATTATATACTTTAAGTAATTAGGAGCTGCAAACAAATAGTCTACGCTTTTAAAAATATTTAATTTATCTTTTGATAAGCCGACCATATTGATACATTTAAAATTACTTTTAGCAAATTCTGTAAATTCCGGTAAGTGTTGATACGGTGTTAAAAATCCTATTCTAATCATTATACATATTTTCTGTTAAAATCCATTCTTTATAATTATTTCCTGTTTTCCAGTATTCATGTTCACAATTGATTATAGCAAGTTCCTTATTTTCACTTATAGTACAGGAAATAGACTCACAGGTAAAAAAAAGTAGTTCATATATGTCTCTATAAAGTTTTGGTTTACCTGTAGGGTTATACCATACTGCAAAACCTTTATAATCTTGCTTATGAGCTATATCTTTATAATCAAACTTTCCATCTACGCTTTCTACTGGGTAGTGAATACTAGGAGGAGAATTTAGGATGCCTTTTCTCATTTCGTATTCCAATGGGCCACGGTGTTTATCGTAAACCTCTTGTAAGTTTTTTATAAATGGTTTTATTTTTTCATCATCAAATGAATTAATCATTTTAGAAGTAAAGTATATACCTGTAGCTGGTTCTGCTAAATCTGTGCTTTCTAATATATTGAATATTCTTTTAGGATGATACTTTATTTTATTTGAAGTAAGAGAAAACAACCTATTAGTGTTTTCAAAGAATAGTGTTTTAGCTTGTGGTCCATGAAGTGTAGTATATAAAGTATACTCGTTTCTATGAAATATCTGACAGAATTTATTGAAGGAAGTAAAAGATTGTTCTAAGTAATAGTGACTAGGATGTTCTTCTTTATCTTGTACTTTTATTGCACAAGCTTTAAGAATATATATACTATGATACCTATGAGGGTAACCGACAACTCTCTGTTTGTGGTACTTTAAATTTTTTTCTATATCATCGCCATGGCCTCTAAATTTTAAATCTATTATCCTATCTTCTTGTTTATCTACAAACGTACTGTAGCATTTAGTTAATTCTTTTTCTCCAGTTATTTTTACATGTTTTGGGAAATTTTTAATTTTAATTAAATTTTTATAAGCTTTAGGAATATATAACAAGACGTTATCTAAGTTACGTTTACAGAATACACTGGCTTGTGCTCTAGTTTGACCTGGGTGTATGATTACGTTAAAATTATCGAATGTAGATGGGTTATCAAAATCTAAAATAAACTCCTCATACCTTTTGTCAAAAAATTTTGGTCCTAAAGATATGTGTACAGGCACATTAGACTTGAAATTAACTTTAAACATTTCTTGTACTATGTTGAGTCTTTGTCTAAGACTCTTATTAAAGTCACCATTGAATAAAAATTCAAATATCCTTGCCATAGCGTACTTATTATCAACTATACCGTTATAAAGACCAGTTTTACTAAACATCCATTTAGTTCTCAATTCATCTATTCTATTATCATGAACAGTCCCTACATCATGAGCGGCTATATTATAGTTAAAGTCATCAATGGAGTATATATCACTAACTTCAAGAGCAACATCTATAAGTTCTAAAGATTTTTTAGTAAATTTTATCATTTAGGTTTAAATCGTAGTTAAATTTTATGTATTCTATTCCGTCAGGTAAAATAAGAGTTCTGAAGCTAATACCGTTATCGTTAAAAGTTTTTAAATTATCTATTTTATCAAACCTTTTTAAATAGAACCAGCTACAGTCAGTATCTATTATAGTATATCCTAAGTTTCTTAATTTAGTTACAGCAATAGCTTTGTAATCATAAGTATCTTTGATATATTTGTTGTAATATTCTATATTATCGAATATAAATTCAACATATTTAGCACCTATTGTATTTATTTCATACATGAGTCTAAATTTAGATAAATATTTCATATTATCTGTATGACTAACTAGAAACCCTACTCTACATCCTGCTGCTCCGTAAGCTTTAGAAAAGGTTTTTGTTATTATTAAGTTAGTGTACTCTTCAATTAACGGTATACTTGTTTCCTCCCCGGTAAATTCAAGGTATGCTTCGTCGATAATAACAAAAATTCCTGTTTCTAAAAGCTTTATGATATCTTTTCTACTATATAAATCTCCTAAAGGTGAATTAGGATTTGCTAATACTATAAACTGTGTCTTATTATCTATTAAGTTGATAATATTATTTATATCCAACTTCATATCAGTATACTTAGCTTTTCGTAGTTCAACTTCATACAAATCACTATAAACTTGGTACATAGGAAAGAAATAATCTGAAGTTATTATATTATTTCCTTTTACATTAAATGTTTCAAAAATAGTTTTAAGAGAAAAAGAAGAGCCCGGTGTAAGTAAAAGGTTATCAGTTTCTATATTATAGTAATTACATATTTTGTTTTTTAAATTTTCAGTATTTGGATAAAAACATAAGTCTTTTTGGGTAAGAGAACTAAAAAATTTATTTATCAACTCACTTTCTATTGGATAGTTACGTTCGTTTTGAGTAAGAACGTGTTTAAATTTAGTCTTATCCTCTTGATTGGATTTTCTGAATACGTTATATAAGTGTTTCTTCATCATATGCCTTAAATTTACTATTAATATTGTGAAATATACTTTTAGCTACTAAACTATTACCAAGTTCTGATAAGTGATGATCGTCAGGGACTAAATCTTCATTATGTAAAGTAGGTCTAATATCACCTCCTAAAAGTTCCCCTATATCATGCTCTTTATTGCTACTCTCTAAATCAATTATATTTAAACTTTTAACTGTATTTTTTATATTATGTTTGTTAATATAAAAAGATTTTCTATCTACAGAGTTAAATGCTCCATTTATATTGTCTATTTCTTTTTCACTGAGGCTAGGAAAAGTATACCAGGGTTGAAAGAAAAGTCTCACTTGACCTCCTAACTTAGTAATAATATTTTGCAGAAATAATAATTCTTTAAAGTATACAGCTTCATGAACTCTTTCTTCAAATAGCAAATCTAAATAAGTTTGTCGAAATTTAGCATCTATTTCTTTTCTATTAAGAAAATGGTTTATTGAGTCTATAGTGCTATGGGGTTTAAAAATTTTATTTATAATTTCGTTTCTAAATACACTTTGCATTTGTATTATAAAAATATGGTCGTTAATATCAGATTTAGTTTTTAAGTACTCTTTTATATGTCTCACAGATGTTGTAGTGCCGTATCCTCCCAACCCTAAATTAATAATTTTATCTACAGGAATATATTTAGATAACTTAGCCATCCAAGTAAGATTATTTGTAACGAAATCTGGTGTACAAACAGTATTGTACTTGTTTTTTATAGCTTCAGTGGCCCATTTAAATTTATTATCTTTGTAAATTGTAAATGCGCAACCTTGAGTATGAGAGCAGCCAGCTCCAACTAGGGTATAACTTTTATTTTTATCAATATTTAAGTGTATCATTTCCTTATCTGACTCAGTAGTGGTGCTAATTCTTTATAAGAGCAATTTAAACAGTGACTAGTAGGGTTATTAGTCGCACATCCTCCTTGTACAGCTTTATAATCTTTATTTTCTCTAATTTCTTCAATTGTATTTTCAAATAAGTTACCAAATGGATCTGCTCCAGTATTTAAACAGCACATTTTAACATGACCTTCAACAGTAGTGTAAATACCCTCTTTTACCCAGAAACAATCAGGAAAGTCCCATTCACTTTTACCTTTTATTTCGTTTTTCCAGTATTTGTTTAGATAATCTATCTGTTCCAGTGTATATCCTCCTGGCATACTCTTATCTTCACTCCAATCTTGAGCAATATTTAGTCTTAACTCCTCTAAACCGTAAACATCTACAATTTCGTCTTTAATAATTTGAATATCCTGAATGTTATTAGTGTTAACTACATAATTACACGTAACTCTACAGCCATGTCTATTCATTCCTTTAAAATCTTCTAGAAACTTCATTAATTTATCCCATTTAGCAGGTGATCTATCTCTTTCGTATGAATCTTTATATCCGTCTATACTAAAGTACATTAGATCAATATATTTCATACACTCTTCAAATTTTCTTCCCATTTTAGTATCAGGTCTAATAGGATACTGGCAATTCGTTGCAACTATTAAAAAAGCGTCAGGGAATACCTCTTTAAAGGTTTTACATATTTCATCAAACTGTGGATGTAACATTGGTTCACCCATACCCATTAACTTAGCCTCCTTTATTGGGTGGTGTCTAAGCTTTTCTAACATTTTTTTATACTTAGGTAAGGGCATATGTTGTAAAGCTCCAATTACTTCTTCTCTATTACAAAATGAACACTGTAAGTTACAGTAGTTTGTAGTTTCTAAGTAAGCGTATGTTATAGGATTATTCATTTAATTCTCTTTTTTCTAATTTACCATACTGGAATGAATGGTGTAATTTGATCTGATTAACATTAATGTTATTCTGGGTGATTACTTCTGCATGATAGTTATGACCTCCGTGAGTTAATGGTAACTTTTGTGCTTTAAAAATACTTTTCCATCCTGTAGCATATATATCGAAAATATGAGAAGGTCCAAAGAAAGAGTAGTCAGCATCTAAATAAACATTACCATTTTCATCTTTTTTTATGTTACTTAGAAGATCGATTTCGTTTGTTTGTTTA